ATGCCCCATAACACCATCATTCCAACAGGTCAGAAAGGATTAAGCGGATATCAAAAAAATTTTAAATTTTCTTCAAAAACCCCTCTTGAGTGCACTTTTGAGGTTGCAAACCCCCTCCCCACTTCCCAAACCACCCTCAAATTGTCCCCAACGACTCTCCGCAAAGAGGTCGGCATTGTCCTTTCTCCGACATCCCGAATTAGAAACCCCGAGAAGATGCGCTCCCCTGTCGTGAACTCGCGGAGGGGCCAACAAGAGGAACCCGGGAAAGCTAGAGAAAGGAGCCGGCGAGAGCTCGCGCAAACCCAAAATCCCCACCGTCCCGATCGTCTCGGCCCCCGCGCAATCCCGTGCCCCCGATACTGCCGAAAGACCCCCACCGATATTCCCCTATTTGCGAGGCGAACCCGGATTACTTTTATTCTTTTTGACATTTACCAAAAATGCACTTTGTGCATATTAAATAAAAATGGCGGTTTACCCGTCGCGCATATCAAGTACCCATCCAACAATGCACCGAGTGAAAATGCACTTTTGGTAGAAATTTACGTCTCTTGCCTCACAGTGTGCACCATAATGCAAATATTCACTCCAGGGAATACAATAAACCGGCTTGTCAGAGGTATATTTTTATAGCCGTGCACTTAAATTGAGATTTATGACGACACACAAATATAAAGATTTGATAAACCTCCAGCGATTGACAAGGCGAGATAATATCCGCCCCGAAATAGCCCCCAATATTGCTTGAAGCACTCTCTTTGAGCACCGTACTATAGGAGACGTGAGATCACTTCCGGACCTCACGGGACTGCTTCCGATAAGTCCCAATGACGAAAGTCGCCGCACATTATTTACCGATAAACCGCATAGAGATCTGATGGGGGGATCCAGCGTCAGCAGCAACGTCTGCCACGAATCACCGCGTGACGGGCACGGGCACCATCCCGTACGAAGCATGCAACCCTGGATCCTCCAACTGTGTCCCTAGCTCGCTGAGCGCGTCGATCATGCCGCGCCGCCAGTAGCATCCCAGGTTTGAATAAGTGTGCGCGGTCTACACACCGTAGGACCGCGTGCTTGTTTAGAGAGCTAATCTTGGTGTTTCTTTAGCTTTCTAGACCCCGTTAGAGGGCGCGCCGCACGTGGAGCCACTGCATGGGTTCGCCGCGCGTTCAGGGTAGCCGGAGGGTATGTCCTCGAGTGTCTTCGGCACCTACCCCGCCCACCCCGCATTACCTCATGATGCGGGGTGGGTTTTCTTTAACCTCCCCCGCATCCCTGCAGAGACAAAAATCGAACCCCCCCCCCCCCCCCCCGCGGGGGGGGGGGTCTCTCCCCCTCCCCTCTCCACCCGCGAAACGCGAGGATTACTCGCCACGAGAGATGTTAATCATCTCGTCGCGGTCCACAACCTTCACGCGAGCGCGAGGCTCACCGGCAGCGTCCTTGGATGCTGCGCCCAGTGCCTTCTCGTGGTCGTCCAGGCGGTGCCAGCCTTCCCAGGTGGTGTACTTGATGCCTTTGGAATCCAGGTAGGCGCTGAAGGTTTCGGCGTCCGGCTCGGGCGCGGTGTAGAGGTTCTCGCGATCCTCGAGCAGGTGGGTAATGGTCTCGAGTGCGTCAGACTTGGTGGAGCCGATTAGGCCCACGGGGCCGCGCTTGATCCAGCCGATTGCGTACAGGCCGGGAACAACCTCGCCATTCTCGTCCACGACGCGACCCTCAACGTTGGTGACCACACCGCGCTTGCTGTCGTAACCGACCTCGGGTAGCTCGGAACCAAAGTAGCCGATGGCGCGGTAGACGGCCTGCACGGGGTAATCCACGTACTCGCCGGTGCCGATGATGCCGCCCTTGCCGTCCAGTTTGTTGCGCTCCATGCGCAGACCCACGACCTTGCCGTCTTCGCCGAGAATCTCGTGCGGGGAGTGCAGGAAGTGCAGGTGCAGGCGGCGGGATGCGGTCTGCTCGTTGTTCTTCTGGTCTTCCAGCCAGCCGCGCAGGGTCTTCATCATGACCTTAGTCTGCGCGTTCTTTTCCATTGCTTCCTCGGAAGCCTCGTCGAACTGGAAGTCTTCCTCGTACAGGACGATGTCCACGTCGCGGGAGTGCGCGAGTTCGCGTAGCTCGAGCGGGGTGAACTTCATCTGTGCGGGGCCGCGGCGACCGAAGACGTGCACGTCGGTCACGGGGGAAGCCTTCAGACCCTCGTAGACGTTGTCGGGGATTTCGGTGACGAGCAGGTCGTCAGCGTGCTTGGAGAGGATGCGGGAGACGTCCAGGGCGACGTTGCCGTTACCGAGCACCGCAACCTGCTCAGCTTCGAGCGGCCAGGTGCGGGGGTAGTCGGGGTGGCCGTCGTACCAGGAGACGAAGTCGGCTGCACCGTAGGAGCCGTCCAGGTCGATACCCTCAATGTTCAGCGCTGCGTCGTGGATGGCGCCGGTCGCGAAGATAATGGCGTCGTAGTGCTCGCGCAGGTCGGCGAGGGTTAGGTCCTTACCGTACTCGACGTTACCGAAGAAACGGATGTCGCCGCGGTCCAGGACCTTGTGCAGTGCGGTGATGATGCCCTTAATGCGGGGGTGATCCGGTGCCACACCGTAACGAATCAGGCCGAAGGGGGCGGGGTAGCGGTCGAAGATGTCGATGGCGACCTCAACGGCGCCGGTGCGGACCTCTTCAGACTTGGTGAGGATGTCGGCGGTGTAAATACCGGCAGGACCTGCACCGATAACGGCGACGCGCAGGGGGCGTGCTGCTTCAGACACGAATATCTTCCTTTCAAAGTTCACCGGCAAACGCCAGGTACGGCGTGAAGGCGCGGTGAGCTTAGTGTTCACTTCGTGCCTATTTTACCGGGCAGGAGCGCCCCTTTACGGGGAAAAGGGGACAAGCTCAGCAAATAGGATAATTTTCTATCACCTAATCTGGCCTCGGTGGAGAACCGCGGGACGGGTTGCGAGCGAGCCGCTCCGCGCAGAAAACCCCCCCCCCCCCCCCCCCCCCCGGGGGGGGGGGGGGCGATGTGCCGAGTATCCATCAGGTGCGCCGGTGGTTGGGCAAGCTTGGCAATGTGGAGCGTGAACGCGGACGACGCGGCGCGCGGGATTTGAAAAATATCCTGCCGCACAAACGGCGCGATTTCCTGCACTTGAAACCTGCCGCCATCTACACCGCCGACGGTCATACGTTTGATGCGGAGGTGTTGAATCCGTTATCGGGGCTGCCGTTCAGACCTGAAATTACGACGGTTTTGGACGTTGGCACAAGACGGTGTATGGGCTGGAGCGTGGGGCTGGCGGAAAGCCGGTTTACCGTGCTTGAGGCTTTAAGCCACGCGAGCCGCGCGGCCATCGGTGCGCTTTGGTATGTGGACTGGGGTCGTGGCTTTGAAAACTTGATGATGACGGATGAGGCAACGGGTCTGATGGGCAGGCTGGGTATGACGATGACGCATTCGCGGGCTTATAACTCGCAAGCGAAGGGCGCGTCGGAACGCAGCCATAATATTTTCACACGGGCGGCGGCGAACCTGCCGTCTTTTGTGGGAAAAAATATGGACGACGAGGCGCGGCAGAAGCTGTTTAAGTTGTCGCGTAAGGAAGTCCGCCTGCACGGGAAGATTTTGAATTCGCCGATTCCTACTTGGGATGAGTTTAAGGGCTATATCGAACGGGTGGTGGACGAATATAACGACCGACCGCACCGTTCGCTGCCTAAGTTTACCGACCGCGATGGCAAACGCCGGCATATGTCGCCTAATGAGTTTTGGGCTTTGAAGGTAGCGGAGTTTGGCGAGCCGCCGAGGGTGTCGCCGGAGGAGGAAGGGTATTTGTTCCGACCGCAGGTAATGCGCACGGTACGGCGCGGGGAGGTATCGCTGTTCGGCAATACTTATTATTCCGCCGAATTGATGGAGTTCAACGGTGAAACGGTCAGGGTCGGCTACGACGTGCAGGACGCGCTTTGGGTTTGGATATACGACGATGTCGGACGCCTTATCTGCAAAGCGGAATGGCATGGCAACTCGACGGATTATATGCCTGTCAGCGTCTTGGAACGCGCGGAAGACAAACGCAACGACGAGCGTCTGAAACGCAACGAGCTGCAACAGCAAAACATCCTGAAAGAACGCCGCGTACCGACCATCGAACATCAGGACTCGGTCAATATCGGGGGAATGGTGTTGGGTATGGCGGAAGTCAAGAAGAAGGCTGCTTTACTTTCGCAACTCCGAAGCCGTGAGGATGATTTAACGGTCGAGGCTGTGGAAGTGAAGGCGGTTGCGATGCCGTCTGAACCGGAAACGGCTGCGGGCTGGTCGGTACCGTCCGAAGCATCGGAGCGGTTTGCGCTGTATCAGCGGATTTGCGGTCAGGCGGATTTGCCGCCGCAGGCGCAAAGATGGCTGGAGCGGTATCCGCAAAGCAATGAGTATAAGGCGTTGTCCAAACGGGCGATGCTGGCTTGATTTCAGACGACCTTTCGGGGTTTAAAACAAGGTTTATTCACTACTTTAAAAGGATTTTAAAAATGAAAATTGCAAATATCAACAATCTGTCTTTGGTCTCCGTTGCAATGGAGCGTTTGGTCAACCGTCAGGACGGTTTGCCGGGTTTGGGTGTGTTGTACGGCCCTTCGGGTTTCGGTAAGACGACGGCGACGGTGGCGGTGGCGAATGAGACACGCGCTTACTATGTCCAGCTGCGCAGCGCATGGAGCAAAAAGACGCTTTTGGAAAAAATCTGCTTCGAGATGGGCTTGCCGCCTGCACGGACGGCGGCGGGTTGTTTGGATGTGATCTGCGAACAGTTGGCCGCCAGTCAGCGTCCGTTGATTTTGGATGAGGCGGACTATTTGGTTACGCATAAGGGATTGGTCGAGCTGGTGCGCGACATCTACGAGGGCAGCCAAGCCCCGCTGATGTTGGTGGGCGAGGAGATGTTGCCGACCAAGCTGAAGAAATTCGAGCGTTTCCACGGTCGCGTGCTGGCTTGGGTACCTGCGCAGCCTGTCGATTTGGCAGACGCGGAAGAGTTGGCGAAGGTTTACGCGCCTGATTTGACGTTTGAAAAAGATGCGCTGTCTTATTTGGTGGATTTGGCGCACGGCTCGGTACGCCGCGTAACGGTCAATTTGGTCAATCTGTTGGAGCTTGCCAACCAGCAAGGCTTGGATACGGTAACGCGCGAGATTTGTGCGAAAGCCGACCTGTACAAGGGCGAAGCACCTAAACGCGGGGTCAAATTATGAGCATGACGACATTGACGAAGCCCCGCAACCGCCGACAAGAGATTTGGAACTGTCTGCGGGGCAATAAGGACAGGCTTCAGACGGTCTCTGAAATCGCCAAAGCCTGCCAACTGAGCGGGAATACGGTGTACGCGTATCTGAAAGCTCTTAATAAAGGCGGGTTTGTGTCGATACAGAAGGGTTCGGACTTTTGCAGACCGTACGGATACCGACTGGAGCGGGATGCGGGTGTTGATGCGCCCCGCTTGTCTGATGACGGTCAGCCGTTGAAATGTCCGGTAACGGAAGCCTTGTGGCGGACGATGCGGATTTTGAAAACCTTTGACTTGGACAGCCTGACGGCCCACGTCAATATGACACACCCTGTCAGCCGCAGTATGGCCAAGGTTTATGCTCAACACCTTGAAGCGGCGGGTTATCTGAAAAATACGGGCAACGCTCGGAAAAAATCGTTTGTCCTTTTGAAGAATACAGGGTCGAAAGCACCGCAGCTTCTGGCTGTCAGAGAGGTGTATGACCCAAATATAAACGAAATTGTATTAAGGGAGGTTCCTGATTATGAATGAAAAAGATTATATGAAAGAAGATTGGTACGCGGTTTTGAAGGAAGAGGTCGAGAAAGACGGACTGATGAAGACTGCGGCAAAACTCCGATACAGCGCGACAAGCATCAGTCTGATTTTGAACGGTAAATACAACGGCAAGCCAGACAAAGTTGCTGCGAAAGTGGCGGATGTATTTCGCAAGGTGATGTGTCCGTTTGAAGGTCGGCGGATGGAACGAGCCGAATGTATTGAAATCTCTCTCTCCCCCGCTCCGACGCATAACCCTATCAAAATGCAGCACTGGCGGGCATGTCAAAAGTGTGAAATTAAACCATGCGAAAAGCGTAAAAAGGTTGGCTGAAATGAGACACGAATATGCGGTACACGCCGGAGTCTATGAGGACACTTGGCACGATTATGAAACCCATAAACGGCGGAA